GTTTCTGGCATAAGTGGAATTTCTACCAATGGAATACCATAAGGCGAAATACCAGTAGCACCTGGACCACCGTTCGCACGGATTGAACCATTCAAGAATGCTTGCTCACCATATGTTGATGCTGGGGCTGGTGCTCCAGATGTTGCTGCTGTTGCCGAGTTAGGATTCTGCAAGCTGAAAGATGTGTCTTGCACAACTGCCGAGCCTGAGAAGAACCGCAATTCGTTACGGCGTTGCAAATACTTGCTTGGCATGTTACGAAGAATTCTGTCGTAGGTTGCACGGGAAACATTGTTTCCTGCTTCATCAACAACAGTTCCGCCTGCAAGAGATAGCTTAGTGAAACCATCAAGAGCCTTCAAAAGACCATTGTTAGATGATGTGTTGCCATTAATCAAAAGATCGTCAAGATCGTTTGCTGTTTGGCGAGCCATCATTTGTGCAAGGTGATCTTCTAGCGAAGCACCCTCAATGTTGTCCTCAAGCGACTCTGTGCTCAATTCCCAATCCAAACGAAGCTTCACGCTGTTCAACGAAACCTTAGAAAAAGTTACCGCTGCGTTTGAACCAGTATCACTGGCTTCTGTTGCTTTTGCCATAATTCTTGTACCGACTGACACCTTATCAATGTCAACCTGAGGTGTACGCATGCGCACAACTCTTGAACTCTGCATCAAAGTTGATTGGTCTACCACGAAATCAATAAACCGATTTGATTGCTCTGCATTAAGGAGACCACCGATAGAGCTTACACCGCTACCCGAGTTCACCACTGCCGTTGTTACTTCATTAGCTTTTGCTAAAATTTCATTTTGTGTTGCCATATGATGATCCTCCCTTATGACCTGTAACCCAAAGAGCTAATTAACTCTTGTGGTAAATACATATTGCTCCAGAATGACTTCGGTGCGGACTTAACTAGTTCCTCACCATCTTCATCATCTTCTGGGTCAACGCTTTTCTTGACAGCGCCTGCTTGAGCAAACTCCTCAACCTTTGCTGTCTGAACCTCTAAGGCTTTCTCAGTTGTCTCCAACTTCTCAGCCAATTCAATTTTCTGATCCTCAACGCTCTTTGTTACAGCCTCAATTTTAGCATCAACATTCGCTTCTACTTCTTGTTTAAATGAAGTTGCGAAGTCGGTAAGCTTTTGATCAATGACTGAACCAAGGGCTTCTTTAAGAACTTCAATATCCATATCTTGTTCCTCCACTTGTTCAACAATCACATCGGCTTCTGTTGAAGCTTCTGTATCCTGCTCGGACTTTTCTAGTCCTAAATTATCAATTGGACCTACCCAATTAATAAACTTCTTAATAAATGACATCTTATTATCTGTCAAAGAATTATCCATAGGGATTACAATATCATATTTTTCTAAATTGTGCAATCCCTTATCCACATTACTTTCGCAATTACATGGTTTTTCTACTTTCACAACACCTCCAGTATTTTCTATATTAGTTTCATCACCATCCTCAACAAGCAATGGGATTTCAACACCAGATACTTTTAATGATGAAGTTAATTGCCAGTCCCATGTTTGATGCATATCAATTCTTTCTGCAATAAAGTTAGCAACACCTTGTTCGTTTTCTGCGTTTGCAACATTAAATGCATTTTTAAGCATTATAATCAAACCATAATTTTTCATATATAAATCAATAGCTAATGCTCTAGAGTCAGAAGTTGCTGAGTCATCTTCAATGCTAGCCATATCATTTCCTTCATCTAGCGATGGAGGGAATGCTCCCAGTTTTCTAATAAGTTCAGCCATTGGGTCAATTGATCCATAAACATCTTCATAAATGTTTGCAAACAATTCGTGGTATTCTATAAAGTCTACACCCTCAACATTCCAATGCGCTCTATGTGCCGATGCATAAAATACAACAACATTTGCCATCAAATTTTGAAGTGTTGAAACAAGATTTGTTGCTTTAATAATTAACTCTTGATCTTGCATTAGTTCTGAAATGGCATCCAGCAAATTTTTGTCAAAATTATTTTCTGAAGCATTTTTTTTAGTATTTGCATATCTTTCCAATAATCTACGACCTTTTGCTGCAAGAGCAGCAGCATCTGAGGAATTCTGAGGAACTGGCTCGCCCCATGCGGCGGCAGAAAGGGCTAAGCGACTAGGCTCGCCATTTGGCTTCTTCATTGGTCCAGAAGGGTTAGTGAAAAATCTTGTTAAGAAAGAACCTTTGCGGCGCATTTTCTCTGGGGTATTGGCGGCTCCACGAACACCTGGCTTTAAATTTGCGCCTTCTGTTTGCTTAAAGTGCCTTCTACCAGCAGCAGTCAATCCACCCTTTGGGTCCTTTAATGGTTGTTTTGCTTTTTCAATCTGGCAATCTAAATCGCAATCAAGAGCGTAATTCAAATCCCCAGCATTGTTCATTTTTACCAAATCAATTGTTGCCATAGCATTTGCTGGATTATCTACTAAACTTAACTCGCCAAGATCATATTCTTTAATAATAGAAATTGGTCTGCCATTGTGCATCTTCCCTTCCATAACTTCTTTCTTTGTAATGCGACCACCAATTGAAAAGGCACGAAGTGTTCCATCAAGAACTTTTTGCCAAGTAGCCTCGGCACCTTTGGAGATATAAGCTTCCACTTGAATAGCGTTATACTCTTGACCATCCTCGCCTTTTAACTTTAAAGGTTTGTAACTAATGGCTTTTCCAACAGCAATAGGGGCATGCATTTCACGAATGTTGCCTTGCCAGTTTTTAAAAGCAATCTCTGATGCTGCAAAATCAACAATATCATTAGACTTATCAACATTGTCAGCTGTAGCAACACCGCATACAATGCGCTGCTCTGTCTTAATCATTGTGATTGGAAATGAAAAATTAAGATTGTCCATAAAGATAGTGAACCCTAGTATAATACATTATTATAATGCAAGCAAATTATGCAACTGCATATACAGCAAGTGTAACGCTAGCTGTCATAACTTGAAAACTTGTAAAATCACCTTCAATTTCAACATAACCGCCACCGCTGTTAATTGCTGGAATCACCACTTGATGTGGACCACCATTTAACTTAACCGTAGCATTTGTTGTAGCATGGGTATTATAAAAATGTATGCACTTAGTGTGACCATTAGTAGAGACAACACCTGATGTGCCGCTCGTACTAGTCACTGCTGTATTGGAAAAAACGATTCCAGCTCCGTAACTCATTAAGAACCTCCTGTGGTATCTTGTACTTGACCTCTCTCCGCCTGATCCCCAGAAGCTCTTGGGTCACTAGACCCTTGACGAGTATCTGATATTGCATTTCTTGGCTGAGAGGAAATATTATTAGAATTTCCCGCTGGCGCTCCTGGTCCAGCGGATTCTTTTTTAATCTTTGTTGGGAAAGGCAATGGTTCATCACCATCTGTCCTTTCTGGCAATCCAAGTTGTTGACGAACTTCGTTTGGAGCAATAACTTCTGTTCTTAAATATCTATCATTAATTTTTGATTGAATGTCTTCATCAATCAAGTCAATGCGCTTGAATTGCAATACAACCATGTCGCTGAATTCACTAACAACACGATTTAGTCTTTTTTCTACAACCGATTGATCTGGACCAATCACTTGTGTTTTAAATGTCTTATCGGCATCTCTAGACACCGCAAGGTTGGCATTATCGTACACACCAACTTTAGGGGCAGGAACTCTGTTTGCAACAAGAATTTCATCTCGGTTTGATTTACGATATTTATCAAACGATGAATCTTGAATTCCAGCTTCTAATTTTTCAAATCTAATATCACTGTCCGATCCAAGCGAGGCTGGGATTGGAATAACCAAAGTTCCGTGATTACGACCCTTAACTTCTTTTCTAAAATAATTAATCAACTCTTGTTTTGATTTATTGCTTAACTTTGCACCTTTAAGAATAATCGCATAACGAGGAATCGCTTTGTTTTCAAAATAATCAATATTATATTCTTTTGCAAACTTATCCCCAACAATTGCAGCAGCAGCAGATACTGCAGAGGGGATGCCGTAATAAGTATTCTTAGGAGAGTAAGTTTTAAAATGGATAATTTCATTTGGATTTGAATCAGTATTGATTGGGTCTTCTGTTTCTAAATCTTGAAAGTTTCTAAAGAATACGGCAGAGATCTTATTGCTCTTGGCAATCTGTACATAGCCATCTCTTTTACGGCGAACACGCATTAGTGTTCCAGGGATATGACCAATATAGCCAATCTCTCCAGCATTATTTCTGCCGATTTCCATGTATCCGTTTCCAACGGTTAAGACATCTTGCCAAATCTTAATCATTGTTTCGTTAAAAGTTTCTTCTTTGTTAGTGTTTTCAAAAATATCTTCAAGCTTTTGTTTTTCATCTTGAATAGACTTTCTTACTCTTGCCAATCTTTCTGGCTCACCAGCGGCTTTCTCTAATCTTCTTTTAGCTTTAATAGTTTCAACAAACTCAAAACCAAGACCAACAGTATTCATTACTCGTGCAGCAATTGAAGCATTGTGAATAGCGCTAGAGTCGTAAAGACCAGCAAGCGTATCTAAATCATAAGGAGGGTTTACAATATCATAAAGGCTATAACCATCCAGAGTTTCTGGGTCAATGTACTTACTTGCTACACCGTCTATACCTTCAAACTTTTTTGCAAGTTTTGAAGCTTTTCTTTTCATTTTCGGTGAAAGACTAGAGTAAGAAACTTTTGCAAATGGATCATCATTGGTTGTAGATGAATCAAATCCAAAATATGTTAAATCATCAATCTCTTCCTCAACAACTTGATCAATCATATGTGTTGTTTTATTTTCCATTTTTCCTCAATCCGTCAAAAGCATCTTCCAATGGGTCTGGAATTAGACCGTCATGAAATCTTGCAATTTGATCTTCTCTTTCTGAACCAGAAACTTTTCTAGCCCCATGTACCCACGCTAACTCACCTTCCTCGCTACCAGTCCAGTATTTTGCAGCAGCCTCAACTCTTGATTCAATATCCTTGTCACCAATGAAACCTTCTGCAGATAAAAATCCATCACCATCAGACAAAGGTTGCCCATCAGGTAATATCCAAATGCAAACCCCAAATGTTCTATCTGGAACCCAGATGCGCTTGTTCTTTACAATATCGGACATATGTTTCAGTATACACCAGTTTTAATGAAATAGGGATTATTGTTGTACACAAATTGTTCAATAGCTACTTAATAGGGCATGCACCTGTCGCACAATCATCCAAATCAATATCCAAGTTGGCAGCATTTTGATGAATTGGGGTTGAAAAGTCTAACTTAGAGAATACCTTATCGTATTCATCTTTAGTAATCTCCTCATATGGAGGCAACGGGAAGTTGTGATCAACATGCAGCAAGAAAGATACTGACTTAACAGATGAGTCATAATTCTTAGACAACCATTCTTTTACCGCTGGCAGTTCTTCTTTACGATAATAGACCGTCACAGAGACTGCGTTATCCGCCCAGATTGTTTGCATCTTCTTAACCCACTCTAATTGCTCAAGAGCAGTCATGTTTGCAACCAGAATTGAATTGTCTGGTGACTTGCACGGAAACTCCACAACATACCTTGTGTGATCTTCCCTGCCATCCAAGCCCATATCCCATGTAACTTTATAACCACGCTTACGGCATGCATCTACTAGTGGGTCAACAGAGCTAAACCTAACCCTACGAATATAATACGGGGCAAAAGCTGGATGGATTCCAGGAGTGACCCCTGGAAGCAATGAAAGTGTACCTGATGGTTGAACTGTTGTTAAACGAACAGAATGATTCCAGCCTCGCTCTTTACTGTAGGACGCATCAAAATCTTTTAAGAAATCATAAGCTTGAGATAACCAACTAATCTGTTTCTCATCGCACTGAAGAATTCCAGTGATTGATTGACCGAGGCGGGTATTCTTTCTAACAATGTTTGTTGTTTTCTCATACGGGTATGATAGCTGGGTAATTTGTTTTTGGATTAAATACAGAAGTTTTGATATTTCTAACAATTGTCCAAGACTTTCAACATTTGGTAAAAAGATAGTAGCAAGGTTGCATGACTCACCATCGGCAAGAGCAATCTCTGCGCACGGGTTAAAGCCTTCAATAGAAGAATCTAGGGACTTTTCACCCAATCTTCCGTATGTTCTTGCAAGTTTGCGGTTGACAAGACCATAGGGTTCGCCTGTTCCGTCATACCCTTTCCAGAGTTCTGGTAAAATTTCATCATAGGCATCTGCGTAAATACTATTATTGCTGTTTGCCCTCCACGCTGGAACATTGCCTGACCCCCAATTTTTTGCTTTAAGGAAAAGAACATCATCAGGATCACCAATAGCAATTTGCGCAGAACGGCGTGATGAGCCAGAAACAACAATACGCCCAATGATATTGCAAATATCTAGCACATCAATTGAACGGAGTTTTTTACCAACACGGTTGTCTAGAACTTTACAAATATCCGCAACCCCATCAACTAAAGCTCCAGAACCAGAAGCTGTTCCACCAAAGGTCTTGAGTGGTGTTCCAAACTCACGAATCAAAATAGTTGAGTATGTAAAAGATTTGCCATTTTTGAAATATGATTCAAGCACTTTATGGAGCAATTCTCGCCATCCCTGTCTTGAGTCTGGAACAATAAAGTCTGCGTCATTTGTACGCTCGGCTGTAATTGAACCAACCAACTTAACTTTAGGCAGTTCGTGGATCTTTGATCTCTCTACAGAAAACCCAACTCCACCGCCCAGCATGAGGTAATCAAACAACATTTCAAAATCTTCAATTTTTTCAATATTTGTATAAAAACAATTATTCAATGAAGTACCCGAGAACTGCTTTACAAGAGGCGTACCGAGTTGCCAAAGGGCTCTGCCAGACACTGCACACCGTAGATGGAACATGTGATCAAACAAATGCTCTGCGTCTTCGGTGGAAAATGGAACTCCAATATCAGCAGCACCTTCTATAATCCTCTGAATAGTTTGGACCCATGATTCAGTTTGATCTGTCCCTTCAATTTTGCGACTATATGTCCTAAGGAATACAACCTCCCCAAGACCGCCAAAACCCCAAGGCGGAGTTTTAGATCCATAGCTAGCAATAAATTCAGGTGACAATAAAGACATTCAATACCTCCAAAAGTAAGATTACAATGATATCTGCTAGATCAACTAGCCGCAATGAAAAATGCTTAGGTCTAAACTAAAGAATTTTCATAAAACTTGATTCTATCAAGTATCTTATCAGCAACACTGGACCAAGAGTGCTCGGCGTGTAAAATTTTTGCTGATTGAATTGTGTATTTCTTAAATTCATCATATTCAGAAACAACATGTGTCATAAGATCCATCAAGTCATTTAGATCAGGATACGCCCACAACCCAGTATCTTCACCGTAATGATGATTATTCCAATCAGCACTAGCCATTGTGCAATTGAGTGGTATTGAATATTTTGCAAAATCCCTACAGCCTGTTGCGTTACTTACAATAGTTGGCATACCCGTGCAAATCGCTTCAAATGGAATCATTCCAAAACCTTCACCACTGGTTGGGTAAACCAAGCAGTGACATTTGTGATATAACCTAACCAGATCCTCTGTTGAAAGATTTTCTGGAATACCTATAATCTGAGGGTGCTGGGTAGCTGGAACTAAACTGCCATCAATATAAACTTCTGCATAGCAGTATTTGTTATATTTTAATATAAGTTTAAAATTCAAATCATCTTCATAAAGCTCTAAGAATGCATCCACTGCCATCTGAGCATTTTTCCTCTTGCTATCTCCACCAACATGAAGAAAATTAAATGTGTCGGTTATTTCACGATCAATGATTCTAAAGTCATCTGAGATGCCGTGAGGTATTACATGGATATTGTGATGAACATTGTTCTGCACATAGACTTCTTTAACAAATGAAGATGTCGCCCAGATTTCATCGCATTGTTGCATATTGTGCAACCAGCCAGGTGGTATCTTAGTTGACTCCCACGGAGTATAACCAATCTTATAATCATTACTTAATTGATAGTAATGGGGCTGACAAAAATTAATGTGAAATGGGAAATCTGTTTTATTGTAGAATACGCCAACATCTTTTTCTTTTAAAGCGTTAATAGTGCTGATTGCAGCATTACTGTAACCTTGACTGTACCAAGGCTCACCGTTAATATCCATACTGCCAGGGCTAAACCAACTAATTTTTCTCATAGAGTTTATTTACGCTTTCGTCTAGGTGGTTTCTTAACTTCTTCTATTGGATCATTAAAGTCTAAACATACTACACCATTTTCCATTAACTTTTCTGCATCTTCTTGAGTAATTTCACAAGTAACTGGGGTGTGCGTAAACATACATTTTGAGGCGGCTATATAATAATTATCCATCTTAACAATAGAGATAAAATCGCAATCAACAATAGCAGCTCCGCTGCATTCGTCAGATTCAACAATTCCAACTATTTTCATAAATTTAGTATACCACCTTCAGGATTATACCCCGTATGCTATGAATGCTTAGTATACATAAGTGTATATAGTTTATATAGTATATGTGTTTGCTAAGTACACCAGCACGCTTTGCATGCGTAGCATACCACATCGTTTAAAAAAATTTCTTACAAAAAACAATTTTCTTGAGATTTTCTAAAAAAAGTATGAGATAATGACTTATCATGATTACCAACTTTATTGTTTATTTTTTGTATGTGTTTTTAAACTCAATAATGCTGCGCTTCGCCATCCTCTGGGGTTTTGACAAAGACATTGGCTTAAGTTCTGGAGTTTTAATTACATTAATTATTAGCATGTATATAGTGCTTCATCGTAAGTCACAAGATAGTAGCAATGTATCAACTAAATGAAATTAACTTTGATTATTTAAAAAATAAAAAAGTACTAGTTCTTAGTGATACATCTTACCCATATGACTATGTATTAAATTTCTTAAGTAATTTACAAGATTCCCAGGTCTATATTTATATTTGCCCAGCAACAACTTCACGGTTTGTTAAGTTATGGATGAAGCTTTTCTTAAATAAAAAAGTTAACATTATTAAAGACAAGCATTATAAGTTATTTTTTAAAGATCAAATTAATGAGTACGAAATTGTACTTATTTTTGGGAAAGTAAAAAATACAGAACAAATCATGCTAAGATCGCTTTTAAGAAATATGCTAATATCATATAAAGACATTACAATTGTTAGCAATAAAGGAATTGACTGCGATGAGAATTATACCATACGAAGGTGAAAGCAATTTAGAAGATATAGAGAGCCTGTCTATTGTAATTAAAACTGTTCCGTTTGAGAACAGCTTTGTCCCAGCATTTTTTATACAAAGCCCTGGTGATGATTATCCAATGACGCTTGATGAAATGAACGCTCTTATGGATGGTGTAGAAATAGCACGGTCATCTTTGGATCATATTATTAATTACTTATTAAGAGAGAGCTTTACTAAAGAAGATAGGAATAAAGAAGAAGGAGATTTTTAATGTTACTTGGTGGTCTTAAAAAAGATTTTCCCTACCCAGAGAAACTATGTCCATATTGCAACTGGAAATTAGTCCCAGTTAATGCTATACACTGGCAGGAAGATATTTATCAATATAAAGCTTTATATTTAGATCAAAACCCAGATTGTAGTGCTTACGATGAAGGCGCAAGACTTGCTTACGCTAGGATATATTATACATCGGAAGATGCTTTTTATTATTTTAAAGATGTAAAAATGCCAGTTCAAAGATGGACTCAGGAAGATCTATATTCCGTATATGAATAATCTGCTACAATAGTAGATCATGCCAATTCGTTCGTGCTCCGATGGAGATAAGCCAGGATATAAATGGGGAGATAACGGTAAGTGCTATCTATACACCGCTGGCGATGAAAAATCTATGGAAGCCGCAAAAATGAAAGCTCAAATGCAGGGAGTTGCTGCACAGGCAAATGGCTATGAAGAAAAATCTGATGAAGTAACTACCAGCTCAATGGGTTCTGGTATTAAGAATCCACAACGGGGTTATGGTTCAAAGAAAAAAAAGAAACTTATTGATGACATTGAAAAAAACGAAGAAATGATTAATGGCTATCCAGCAGCAACTCAGGATATTACAATAAATATTAAAAATAGACAGTACTGCATTGATGTTGCTAACTATGGTCCAATGAACCCTGCAATTTCTAATCCAGAATTTTGGCAACAAAAAGCTGATATTTTTAAGACAACACCAGAAGAAGCAAAAACTGCTCTTTGTGGAAACTGTGCAGCTTTCATTCAAACAACCGATATGCGCACTGCAATTGCTGCTGGGCTTGGTGGAGAAGATGAAGCCTATGCTGTAATTAACCTTGCAAATCTTGGGTATTGCGAAATATTTGATTTTAAATGTGCAGCAAGTCGTACTTGTGATGCTTGGGTAGTCGGTGGACCTGTTGATGATTCAAACGCTGATATGAGTAAAACTTATGTCAATGTTCGTAAGATTCAATATATTAGTCCGTTAGTTTAAGAAAATTATGATATGCTATTAGGTATATCTAAAATACAAGGAGAACATATGAATTATATTAAAATTCCAGTAGACAATGCAGAAGCAATGATCAATCAACATTCTTTTCTAAAAAAGAAAAATGACGATATGGCTAAGGCTGCTTTTGCCCAAATGAAAGAATTTGTTGAAACAGCATCGTATCATCAAGGTCAAATTGATATGTTAAGTAAGTCAGTTAAGGATGTAACATTCATGTTAACCACCAAACCAGCCGCATCTATTACAGGTAGCGATACTGGTTCAACAAGCGAACCAGCATCCTCTAAGCCTTCGGCGCAAGAAGTTCCTCTTGATCCAGAACGGGTTCGCAAGTCAAGCTTGATTGAGACCCTTCAGGCTCACGAAGCCGCCTATGGCACATTTGACATTGATGTTGATGTAATTGCCAGTTTTTTGATGGCAAAGTAAAAACATGGAAGCTGTTGCCGTAGCGGTAATTGCAGCAGTAGGCGTTGTCTTGGCTGCCCTCGTACAAGCGGGTAGAAAAGAGAATAAGTCTGATCATGGAATTGTTGCTGATTTATTAAAAGGACTTCATGTAGATGTTCGGAATGTAGATAGCAAACTTGAAGGTCATATTAAGCAACATAGCGATCTAAAAAAATCACCAACTGTTAAAAAATAATTTTAAGGGCGTTTCCTGATTTATGATATTCCGAAAGGTTATTATAGATACGGGGAGCGCCCTTTTTGTATTTTTAAAAGAATTTCTAAAAACGAGGGGGTTTCCTTTCTAAGAGTGATAGTATGTATCTATTAACGAAAGGAACCATATGCCCATTGAGAATATCCTAAACGAAGAAGATAGCGGGTTTATTAGAACCCCTCAGTTTCAAGCTATTTTTGATAAATTAATGCTTAAGGTTCCGCCAGACAATCATCGTGAAGCGGCTTCTGTTATTTACGGTCACTATAAAGAGTGGTCCCCTGCTAAAACAACAAAATATTACAACATCTCAGAAGAGAGCTATGAGAAATATGCAGACATGTTTAACTTTAAAGAAAGGATGGTGAAACAAATGACTGGAAGAAAATCAAAACAAGATAATATTGTTAATTTCTTGAATGGAAATGTTGGAAAAGTTGTTACCCCTGTGCAATTAGCAACAGATGTACAAATCTCGCTCCCAACATTCTATAATTTCTATAATGCCAATCGTGGTTACTTTAAAAAAGTAAAGCGTGGACATTTTGAAATTCTTAATCCAAAAGAAGAACGAGTAAGTATTTAATTATGGCTACGGTGGGATATGATCTTATTTAGAAATCTAGATATTGGTGATATCCCACCAACCCCATCAAACCTCCTTGAGAGTTTTAATACAAACAAGGCAAGCTCCTTATTGCTAGAGTACGCTAAAGGCTTTGGGCATCCAGTTGGGTATCTACAAGAACAGCGTGGGCAAATTGTCCAAAACATTTTTCCAATTAGGAGACAGGCAGAGCATCAGATATCTTCATCTTCTAAAGTAAATTTAGAATTACATACAGAAGCAGCTTTCCACCCCCACTTACCAGATCACTTGTTGCTATTGTGTTTGCGTGGTGATGAAACAGCGGGGACAACTTACGCATTGTTGTCAGATGTGTTGAAAGATATACATATTGGCATTTTAAATATATTAAAAAAGAATTTGTTTAAAACATCTGTTGATGAAAGTTTTAGATTAAATGGAGAGCAAGACCACTCTGTTGTAATGCCAATAATCAGCAGAGACATTAACAACAGATATATTATGAAATATGATAGAACAGTTATGACTGGAACAACCACGGAATCTCAAATGGCTTTGAATGTTTTCACCAAGGCTATTGAGCGAAACACGCAGACTGTTTTTTTAAAAGCTGGAGATTTGTTGGTTTTAGATAACAACATTACTGTTCACGGGAGAACAGCGTTTCAGGCAAAATATGACGGCACCGATAGATGGGTGCAAAGAGTTGTTGTTCGTAAAGAAATTGATTCTATAAAAAGCAAAACAATTTGTCCGTTAACAGGTTATACTGTAATTACCAAATATAAGGAGGATACCGATGAGTGACAATAGTTTCTATGATGATGAATTCAACTATGCAATTTTTAGAGAAGAAGTTAAAGAAATAAAGGTAAATAATCTTTTAGCAGAAAACAGGTTGCTCAAGGATATTATCCAAGAAGCCCTGCCAGTTGTTATGGAG